CGAAGTAGCAGATAAACTAAACTTGGATTGGCAGGATCAAGAGCTGTTGACTACAGACATTGGTGAATGTATTATGGTAGAAGGCGAACTTGTGCCACTAGATGTTCCAATGGAAGAACTAGAACTAGATGAAGCGGAATATCAAGGACGCAAAGTAAAACTTAACAGCCCAAAGCGTGGCGGTAGTAAAAAGTTTTATGTATATGTAAAGAATCCAAAGACTGGTCGTGTTAAAAAGATCAGTTGGGGAGATACAACTGGACTTAGTGTTAAGGCTAAGGACAGAGGCGCAGTGCGTTCGTTTGTAGCACGCCATAAATGTAAACAAGCAAACGATAAAATGACGGCTCGTTACTGGAGTTGCCGTACTCCACGTTACAAGGCGTTGGGAGTTAAAGGCGGACAATGGTGGTAAAACCCTACGAGGAAACCCAAGTCGCACCTAACATTAAACACAGAACATTTAGAGAAGACGCAGACAACAGTGACCTTTGCTGGCACCGTGATGCAGAAGATCGTACTGTTCGTGTACTAGAAGGTTCGGGCTGGAGTTTACAATTAGACAATCGCTTGCCAATGGCACTTGTGCCTGGTAGAGAATATTTTATTCCAGAAGCAGTATATCACAGATTAATTAAAGGATCTAGTGATTTAACAGTTGAAATTACACAACATATCTAGTATAATAGATCTATGAAACCAGTATTACCTTTTGTTGAAACCATGATTACACAATCATGCAATCTAAGTTGTGTTGGCTGCACAAATTACAGTGATATTAAACACAGTGGATATGTTACCTGGGCAGAAGGCAAAGCACATCTAGAAAGTTGGTTACAGCGCATTGACATTCCAGACTTTGGTATTATGGGCGGTGAACCACTAATTAATCCACAGGTATGTGACTGGTTAAAAGGTGTAAGGAAACTTATGCCGGATAGTCAAATTCGATTTACTACAAATGGATTATTGTTAGAAAAGCATTGGGATATTGTTGATCTAATGTATGAATTGGGCAATGTAAGTTTAAAAATTACAGCGCATACTCCAGATCGTTTACAGAATGTAGTCAATCGTGTTTTTGATAGTTATGATTGGAAACCTATTAATGAATATGGTATTGACAGATACATAACCAAAAATAACTTTCGCTTTCATGTAAAAACACCTAACGTATTTTTAAAAACATATTGTGGCACATATAATGACATGATGCCACACAATAATAATCCTGTACAAGCATTTGAAAGTTGTATACAACAAACTTGTCCATTACTATACAAAGGTATAATCTACAAGTGCAGCACCAGCGGCTTATTAGCAGAAACACTGGAACGATTTGGCAATCCAAACTACGAACACTGGCGTAAATACATACCTAAAGGAATAAGCGCATTTTCTAGTAATCAAGACATACAGGACTTTATAAAAAATTTCGGCAAGCCAAACAGGATATGTGCTCAATGTCCTACAAAAGAAAATACACAACAGATGATTTCACATCTTGACACAGTAACATTTAAGTAGTATACTAATATAAACTAAAGGAGTTATCCATGAGCGATAGAGTTTTCTCAAGTGAAGAAAAAGCAAAACTTACACAACTTGTAAACGAAGGTTTGACAGTTATGCAGGAAGTAGATGACCTAAACAACGGTCTTAACGACACAATTAAAGCAGTAGCAGAAGAAATGCAAATTAAACCTACTGTACTTAAAAAAGCAGTGCGCACAGCATACAAAGCAGAGTTTGAAAAAGTTACTGATGAATATACAGAACTTGAAAATATTCTAGCAACAGTTGGCAAAATCTAAGTGCAAAATATCAAACAGTTTTGGATAAACAGTTTTGTTAGTGACAAGACTGCATTTTACTTTGAGTTAATAAGTTTTATCTTCACAGTGGGTGCTAGTCTTACACTTGCTTTTAACGCTTATGATCCGGACATGAGTATTGTATACCCATTTTTCTTTATAGGAAGCACAACGCAGTGTTATGCTGCATACAGACGTGGCGCGGCTTGGGTTATGATGCTCACTTTTTATTTTAGTTTAGTAAATGTATTTGGATACGGAGTAGCAGTATCATGGTGGTAGAACGTAAACCTTATCAATGGGTAGCATGGTTAGCAACTGCTTGGTTAGTAGGTGCTGCTAGTCTAGCAAGTTTTGTCCCTGAATTATATTGGCATCACTGGGGATTCATAGTAGCAAATGGACTATGGATACTGGTAGGTTATTTGTGGCGAGAAAATAGTTTACTTTGGATGAATATTCTGTTAACATTCATATATGTAATAGGATTGTTATAATGAGTTATGTAGACGCATATTTTGACAGAGAGCATGATCGTATTCATGTTGTAGAACGTATTAATGGCAAACGCGAGTATCGTGAATTGCCTGCTAACTATGTGTTTTACTATGACGATCCGCGCGGCAAACATCGCACTATCTATGACAAGCCTGTTAGTAGATTTAGTACACGCAATCGCAAAGAGTTTATGAAAGAACTTAAGATTCAAGGCGGCAAAGGTCTATGGGAAAGTGACATCAATCCTATATTCCGTTGCTTGGAAGAAAACTACTTGGGTGCAGAACCTCCAAAACTACAAACAGCGTTTTTCGATATTGAAGTTGACTTTGACAAAGACAAGGGATATAGTAGTCCTGAAGATCCCTTCAACCCAATCACTGCAATTAGTCTATATTTAGATTGGACAGATCAACTAATCACATTGGCTATTCCGCCAAGTGGCATGACCATGCAAACAGCAGAAGATCTTTGTAAGCAGTTTGACAACACATACTTGTTTACAGACGAAGGCGAGATGCTGAATGTGTTTCTCGACTTGTTAGAAGATGCCGACATTGTAAGTGGCTGGAACAGTGAAGGTTATGATATTCCATACACAGTGAATCGTATTACTCGTGTACTAAGCAAGGAAGATAATAGACGTTGGTGTTTATTTGGACAGTTGCCCAAGAAGCGTACATTTGAGCGTTATGGTACTGAAAGTGTTACGTTTGATCTAGTAGGGCGTGTACACTTGGACTACATGCAACTGTATCGCAAATACACTTATGAAGAACGTCACAGTTACAGTTTGGATGCCATTGGTGAGCATGAACTAGATGAACGCAAAGTAGCATATGAAGGCACACTGGATCAACTGTACAATCAAGACTTTGAAAAGTTCATTGACTATAACAGACAGGATACTGCACTGCTAAACAAACTGGATAAGAAACTGCGTTTCATTGAACTATCTAATGTGTTGGCACATGAAAACACAGTGTTGCTGATGACCACAATGGGTGCGGTTGCTGTGACAGAACAAGCCATTATCAATGATGCACATGCTCGTGGCATGGTTGTACCAAACAGACGCAACAGAGATGGCGAGCCAACAACAGCGGCAGGTGCTTACGTTGCGTATCCTAAAAAAGGTTTGCATGATTGGATTGGCGCTATTGACATTAACAGTCTGTATCCTAGTGTGATTCGTGCTCTTAACATGGGTCCAGAAACTGTAGTAGGACAACTGCGTCAAACAATGACTGAAAGTCGCATCAGAGATTTGATGGGACAAAAGAAATCGTTTGCTGATGCTTGGGAAGGCGAGTTTGGTAGCCGAGAGTATCAAGCAGTTATGAACATGGAACGTGGCACAGAGATTACCATTGACTGGGAAAATGGCGATGAAGATACACTTAGTGCATATGATGTATGGCGTCTAGTGTTTGACAGTAATCAACCATGGACACTCAGTGCTAACGGTACTATCTTTACATATGAACGCAAAGGCATTGTTCCTGGACTACTTGAACGCTGGTATGCTGAACGCAAAGACATGCAGAAGGAACTTAAAAAAGTTAAAGATGAAGGAGACGCAGATGCCGTTGAATATTGGGATAAGCGACAGTTGGTTAAGAAGATTAATCTTAATAGTTTATACGGTGCTATTCTTAATCCTGGGTGTCGTTTCTTTGACCATCGTATTGGGCAATCCACAACTCTTACTGGAAGGTGCATCAGCAAGCGAATGGCTGAAACAGTTAATGGTCTCCTTACAGGAGAGGAGAATCATGTAGGTGATGCTATTGTGTATGGCGATACTGACAGTGTATACTTTAGTGCTTGGCCCATGATGCGAGAAGAAGTTGAAGCAGGAAGAGCAGAGTGGGGCAAAGAGATTTGTACACAACTGTATGACAATATTGCTGACAGAGTTAACGATGAGTTTCCTGTGTTTATGGAACGTGCTTTTCATTGCCCACGTGAGAATGGCGAGATCATCAAAGGTGGTAGAGAGATTGTTGCTACTAAAGGTCTATACATTACTAAAAAGCGTTATGCAGCACTGATCTATGACTTGGAAGGTTTCCGTTTGGATACAGAGGGCAAGCCAGGTAAGGTTAAAGCAATGGGACTAGACTTGAAGCGCAGTGATACGCCAAAGATCATGCAGGACTTTATGAGTGAACTGCTATTGGATGTACTAACAGGCAAAGACAAAGACTACATTGTGGACAAGATCAAAGAGTTCAAATATGCGTTCAAAGATCGTCCAGGCTGGGAAAAAGGCACACCCAAGCGTGTAAACAACTTGACCAAGTATACAGCAGAAGAAAAGCGACTGGGTAAAGCAAACATGCCCGGACATGTCAGAGCGGCTATGAACTGGAATACACTGCGCACAATGAACAGTGACAAGTATAGCAGTCAGATCATGGATGGTGCTAAAACTATTGTGTGTAAACTCAAACCAAATCCACTTGGCTATACTAGTGTAGGATATCCCACAGACGAAACACATTTGCCACAGTGGTTCAAAGACTTGCCGTTTGATGATGCGGCGATGGAAGGCACTATTGTTGATCAAAAGATTGACAACTTACTAAGTGTATTAAATTGGAATCTTGGAGAAGCAACCCAAACTGCTAACACATTTGACGACTTATTCTCTTTTGAATAATATACGCATATAAATACTAGTGGAGAACGTCAATGAAACTAATCGACAAAATGTTATTGCTGACTCGTATGCTACGAGATAATCAACAATATAAACTTGACATAGAAAACGATCTCCTAACTCAACAAAGTTACTACCAAGATCAATCACGTTTTTTCAAAGATAAACAGAATTATGATCGTCTTAATAAGGTTTTAGATGAAATGCTAAAACTAAAAAAAGACCACGATGACTTGCTCGATAAAATTAATAAAAATAGCAATCACTTACTTAGACAAGAAGAACTTTTCATACTAAAGCGTGATTACGATAAATTTGCAGAGCAGGCTCCGGACTTTGATCTAATGAATCGTCGCGTAGAAAATTTAGACTTAAACTTTGTAAATTTTGTAAAGAAAGAAATTGGATACCATAGTGACTGGCGCTGGGCAGCGATTGAATTAAATCCTAGTAATGGTTTTCTAACAAGAGCATTTTTAGCAAATGATCCACTGTACTTATATACTGGAAATGTTTTAGACAAAGAAGCAGTAAAAAGCAAGTTCAATAACTTTTTTAGTGAAAAGCGTATTATGTTTTACGATAACTTATTACACTTGCCACAAGGACAACTAGGACTTGCAGTAAGTATTAATAGTTACGAATTTTGGCCCATAGATCCTATTAAAACAGAAGTACAAAAAGTTTATAATCTGTTACTGCCTGGCGGGCATTTTATTTTTAGTTACAACGATTGTGAGCAACTTGCAAGTTTAGATCTTTGCGCAAACGACTATAGGGCATATAATACCAAAACACTTATGACAAACATGGTACAGATGTTTGGTTTTGACATAGTGAATCAAGGCGATGTACATAATGGTAGCCATAGTTACATGGTAGTTAAAAAACCAGGAACACTTAGTAGTCAAAAACTTAGTAGTCCACTTGTAAAAATTGAGACTCCTAACCGAACTAGTATTAACAGTTCAGCATATCCACAAAAATAATATTGACTTCAACACAAAATCTAAATATAATATAGGCACACTAACAGTAAAGGACATCCTTATGAAAGATTATCTACTCGACATTGTCAAGCACACACATTCGCTTGGCTTTATTAGTCTTGTAAAAGTTACAGGCACAGACAAAACCACAACAATTGAAGGACTTGCAGAAGACCGCAGTGTTATTCTACAAGCAACAACTAAAACACCAGTAGCAGATTTTATGGGCACATTTGGTATGCCTAACTTGGACAAACTTGGTGTTATCCTGCGTATTCCAGAATACAACGAAGATGCAAAAATTACAATCAACACACAAGAACGTAACGGCGAGAATGTACCAGTTGGTATTCATTTTGAAAATGCTGGCGGCGACTTTAAGAACGACTATCGCTTTATGGCAAGTGAAATTATTAACGAAAAACTTAAAACAGTTAAGATGCGTGAAGTAAATTGGGGTATTGAGTTTCAGCCTACAGTAGCAAGTATCCAACGTTTCAAGTTTATGATTAGTGCTAACAGTGAAGAAACTACATTTATTGCTAAAACAGAAGGCAGTGATCTAAAGTTTTTCTTTGGTGATCACAGCACACATGCAGGTAACTTTGTATTCCAACATGATGTTGGTGGTGCAGTTACACGCGGTTGGGCATGGCCCGTTGAACAAGTAAGCAAGATTCTCAGTCTCGGCGGTGATACAACATTTAAGTTCAGCGATGATGGTGTTGCTGAGATTGTTGTTGACAGTGGACTTGCAGAATATCGTTACTTGTTGCCAGCACAGAGCAAGTAATGGAACTGCCGACTAATCTAACAGCAAATCAAAGTGACTATGCTGTGTTTTTGCCAGCACTTAGTACGTTCTATGCACTGTTTGTAGGCAGACAACGCAGAGGATTACTGCCATTTGATGAGAATCTCAAAGGCAGTGGTACACCCTATATTGATCCTGCTCGTATTCCACAAGGACTGCCGCATGGTGTGGAAGGTCTTAACTGGCTTGCACCTGAAGGTCTGTGGCAGTACAAGTGGAGTTTGCACAGTGCTGGGCATGCAAGCCTGGATCTCGAAAAGGACCTGTATCGTGAAGATATGTATCGTGTACGCAACAGAGAAACCAGTTGGTTACTTGGTGACTCTGGTGGCTTCCAAATCGGTAAAGGTAAATGGGAAGGCGACTGGCGTGCTGGTAGCGGATGCGCACAAGCACAAAAGAAACGTGAAGGTGTCCTGCGCTGGATGGACAAGTTCATGGACTATGGTATGATCTTGGATATTCCAGCATGGGTAGACAGATCACCAGAAGGCAGTGCCGCTAGTAAAATTAGCAGTTATCAAGAAGCCGCAGATGGCACAAAGTACAATAACGAATATTTTATTAAGAATCGCACAGGAGACTGTAAGTTCCTAAACGTGCTACAAGGTGAAAACTTTGCACAAGCAGATGACTGGTATGCACAAATGAAGCACTTAGTGATCCTAAACAGTATCCAGATGCACATTTTAATGGCTGGGCAATGGGTGGTCAGAATATGTGTGATCTACATCTTGCACTGCGCCGTGTTGTTATTCTCGGACACGATGGATTGCTGGAAAAAGGCAAACAAGACCTTATGCACTTCCTGGGCACCAGTAAACTAGAATGGGCAATGGTGCTTACTGCTATTCAACGTGGCATTCGCAAACAGTTCAATGAAAACTTCACTGTTACATTTGACTGTGCAAGTCCTTTCCTTGCTACAAGTAACGGTACACAGTATACAGGCTATAGACTTGACCATGAGGACAAGTGGAGTTACATTATGGAAAAGTCTCCAGATGATAAAGCATTACACGCAGACACTACTCCATATGATGACTACTGTGATAAATTATATGATAATTGGATGCCAAGTCCACTGTCACAGTTAATGAAACTCAATGACATTACTATCTATAGTCCTACATGTGTAAACCGTATGGGAGAACAAACTAATACAAGTTGGGATAGTTTTAGTTATATGCTAATGATGAATCACAATGTATACACACACTTGCGCAGTGTACAAGAAGCAAATCGTGTGTTTGACGAAGGCAAATATCCATATATGCTAGTAGATGATACGTTTGATAAACAAGAAGTAAAAGACGTTATTGCTAGAATTTTTGAAATTGATGACCGAGACAAGCAATTGGAAATGATTGATCAACACGAACGTCTTTGGATGCGAGTAGTTGGTACTCGTGGACATGTTGGTAAAAAGAGTATTAACAGTAGCGCACAGTTCTTTAGTTTATTTGAGGAAGTATAATGCGAGTCCTTATTGTAGGTATGGGCATAGGCAAACTATACCAAACAATATATCAAAACAAACTTTTTGACATTGTAACAGTAGATCAGCAACGTCCTGCAGACTATTGGGATATCGAAGAAGTTGAAGGTGACTTTGATATTGCACACATTTGCACACCGAACTGGACACATGGTCACATTGCCAGAACCATTGCTGACAGATGCAAAATTGTATTTGTAGAAAAGCCTGGATTGCGTACCAGTGAACATTGGGAGGCTCTTGTACACACTTTTCCAAATACACGTTTTGCAATGGTTAAGAACAATCAGTTTAGAGACAATCTAGCAGAACTATACATTACTGCTCGCAAAAGCGATGAGATTGTAATCAATTGGCACAACTATAATCGAGTACCAAATCCAGGCAGTTGGTTTACTGATAAAAGCCATGCTTGGGGCGGTGTAAGCAGAGACTTATTGCCACATTTGCTAAGTTGGGTACAGGTGTTTGAGCCAGACTACACTGATTTGCAACTATACAGTGCAAGCAAACATCAGCATTATGATCTGGAAACTGTGGGCAGTACAGACTATGGTGTAGTAGATCCGCATGGTGTATATGATGTAGATGATACCGCAGATATACTGTTACACAATGATTGGCACTTTTATACCTGCACTGCAAGTTGGAAAAATCCTGTGGGAGATAAGATCAATATAGAGTTTTACAAACAAAAAGATCTTATCCACACAGAACCACTCGGACTGTGTCCAGAAAGTGCATATGGGAAAATGGTTGACACAGCAATAGAAAATCTATATAATGATAGATATTGGAGCGAGCAGTTTGCTCGTGATGTTTGGATTCATAAACAACTAGAGTTGTTCTAATGACTAGAATATTATATACACTAGGAGATGGTGTATTTCAACAAGGTGGTTATACACCAGGCACATTGGACGAGCAAGATATACATGTTCGTGCAGTAATGACTGGTGTGTGCCGCAGTGATATCGCTATGATGAATGGCGAATTTGGTCCACTACCAATTCCTATGCAAGGACATGAAGGACTTGCACAAGTAATTACGGTGGGCAGTGGTGTTTCAGGTGTACAGCCCGGTGACTATGTAGCAACCCGAGGCGAACCAGCATATGCTGATGAGTACCATGTAAAACCTGAACAATGGGTTGTAGTTCCTGGTGCAGATCCTCGTTGGATATTGGAGCCAGTAGCATGTGGGGTCAACTGTGTGCTACAAGCAAGGCATGCTATTGCACTACAAGATACAATCACACCACTGCCCAGGGCAGTAATCATTGGTAGTGGATTCCTTGCTAAAATTGTGCTACGCACATTTGCAATACTATTCCCAGATATTGACGTAGACGTGATTGGTTCGAGTAACAGTGAGTACTTTGATGAACAAGGTTCGCCACTGTTAATTGACTTTGATGGGAAATATGATATTGTAGTTGATCTAAAAGAAGATGATCGTGTGTTTAACACAGACTGTATAAATGAAAATGCAATCATTATTATGGCAACCGAAAAGCCAAACGGTATTGACACTACACTGAGTCATATGCTGTGGAAAGCAGTTACTATGATTTTTCCAAGTCCAAGAGCACCTACATTCTATGAAGCAATGATTTGCGCAAGACAGTGGCAAATGGATGGTAAACTAGTGCTTGACAATTTCTGGGATCGAGGTTATAATAGAGATACAGAATGGCAACAAGCATTTGAAGATGCTAATAATCGCACAGGCAACTATGGTAGAGGATATATCTATTGGGACTAGACACTAACAAACGCCAAGACGTTACTTATTTTATTGGTACAGAAGTAGAACACACAGCAATGTACGGTGAACAAACATTGTTTGTTGTTGGTGTGCAACCTTGCAATGAAATTCAAAAGCGAGCAGACGCACACAATATTAAACATTTGTACTTTGGTACAAGTCAAAGTTTCGCACCAGAAAGTGATGCAGACTGGACTGCTTGGGAAAACATGATCAAAGCATTGCTTAGTGCAGGCTATTGGTGTACACTGGATTATGATGTATTCTATGTTAAGGAAGTATTAGAAACTGGGTTTGACGAATACAATAACTTTATTAACATGATTTCAGTTAAACTACCATATATTAAACAGTTCAACTATAATGCTACATTGAAGTTAGATGACAATACTTGGGGAGATACTAACTCAGGTGTTTGGTGCCACAGCATACACAGTTTAATGGATCGCCGTGTGTATACTGATTGGCGTGATTACAAAGGCGATACAGAGGTAAAGTAATGGATAACATGATGTTAGATGCAATGCGCGATGATGCAATGCGTCAGCAACTACACAAAAGCAAGCGTATGATTTGGGTCACATTCCAAAAAGAGGGTATACACAAATATCCTGCGGCACTGGATGATCCTAAACTAGCAACAGGAGATTGGGATGATGTATCGTTCCTTGGCTATCCTCATCGTCATATGTTTCACTTCCGGGTGTCAATTGAAGTGTACCACGACGATAGAGAAATCGAGTTCATCCAGTTCAGTAGATGGTTGCAAAGACTGTACAGTGTGGGAACAGATGAAGCAGGCAGCGAAGCCGGGCATACAGTGCTCGCGCTTGACTACAAGTCCTGTGAAATGATTGCAGATGATTTATTTTTAGAGATCCGTAAACGCTATGGATCAAACCGAGAAGTTCACATTGAAGTGAGCGAAGATGGTGAGAACGGTTGTGTTGTCACTTTTCCAAGAGCCTAATAAGGGAGAACTATAAATGGCTGGAAAACCAATGAGTAAAGAAATTGTTAAAGTATTTGACGACCTTGATGATTACTTGCGTTTTTGTAAAGAATTTGGTTGGGCATATGATGAAGCAGATTTGTATCGTGAGGATGCTCCGGGGTATGCTGAATATTTGAGATTTAAACAAGGTACTCGTATTCCTAAAAACTGGATGCGTGATGCTAAGTTTCGTTTGAGTCAGTACAATGATAACCGTGGCGGCGGAAGGTTTGCCAGCGGTCGGAGAAACTAATGAATAAAGTGTATATTGTGGACATTGAAGCAGTTGATACTCGCTATACTAAACAATGGAAAGAGCATCTTCCAGATCAACTACAGCGAGCATTGTGTAGTGATAGTGCAGTGCTTGCTGAAGTAGAAGTTATCAGCGGCGGAGATGTTCCACAATCTACAACACCAGGTGCATTTTTAAACTTTGGAGGTACAAATGTTTACAAGTCTAATCAATTACGGCAAATCGCCGAACTGTTCTGTAATGGACAAGTTCATGATGGTGATTACTTTTTGTATACTGATGCTTGGAACCCTACTGTTATTCAACTTAAATACATGGCTAGCCTACTTGGCACAAGCATTCGCATCGGCGGTATGTGGCATGCTGGTAGTTATGATCCACAGGACTTTTTGGGCAGACTAATTGGTGATGCAAGTTGGGTAAGACATGCTGAAGCCAGTATGTATGAATGTTACGATGATAACTTTTATGCAACTGAATTTCACATTGATATGTTCCACAAATGCTTTCACATGGACGAGGACAGAACACATCGTGTAGGTTGGCCTATGGAATACCTGCGCAATAGTATGGATATGTACAAAGGCATGGAAAAGCGTGATCTTATTCTTTTCCCACATCGCATTGCACCTGAGAAACAGCCTGAGATATTCCGTGATCTAAAAGAAAGTATGCCTGAATATGAGTTTGTTATTTGTCAAGAACAAGAACTAACTAAAAATGAATACCATAACTTACTAGGCGAAGCAAAGATGGTGTTTAGTGCTAACCTACAAGAAACACTTGGTATTAGTTGGTACGAAGGCGCACTTGTAAATGCTATTCCAATGGTTCCAGATAGACTTAGTTATAGTGAAATGACTGATGCTTTCAAGTATCCTAGTGAGTGGACTGAAAGTTATGATAAATATCTTGAGAACAAAGACAAAGTTGTAGCACAAATTCGAGACTTCATGTCTAACTACAATGGCTATGTTCCAGCAATTCACAGAGTAATTAAAAACCTTGAAACTGACTTCTTCAGTGGTAAAGAACTTTATAGACACATTCGAGAAAGTATTACATGAATATAGCATTTATCGGCTGTGGCAAATTAGGAATGCCATGTGCAGAGGAAATTGCAAAAGCAGGACATACAGTAACAGGATATGATCCTGCCCGTATCAACCGTGACGGAACATTTTTTAATCCTATTGGTCTAGTTGATCTAAAACACACAATTGCAGAAGCAGTTAAGTTTGCAAAGATTGTATTCGTTGCTGTTCCTACTCCTCATGATCCAGAATATGATGGTCGTGCACCTACTGCACATTTAGAACCCAAAGACTTTAGTTACGATATTGTAAAGTCGGTGTTGCATGAATGCAATGCAGTGATGAATCCTGCACAAATGATTGTGTTAATCAGCACAGTATTGTCAGGCACAGTACGCAGAGAACTAGAACCACTTGTAACTAATACACGTTTTGTAGACAATCCATATTTGATTGCTATGGGTAGTGTAGCATGGGATTTTGTGAATCCTGAAATGGTTATGATAGGCACCGAAGATGGTAGTGAAACAGGTGATGCACAAGAACTTGTAGATTTTTATCGTACAGTTATAGAAAATGATCCACGTTATGAGATTGGAACGTGGGATGAATGCGAATGTATCAAAGTGTTTTACAACACTTTTATCAGTACAAAGATTGGACTGGCAAACATGATACAGGATGTCGCAATGAAACAGGGCAATATCAATGTTGATGTGGTTACCCAAGCACTTGCAAAGTCAACAAAACGGATCATGGGCCAGCAGTACATGACTGCAGGGATGGGTGATGGTGGTGCTTGCCATCCTAGAGACAATATTGCCCTGCGCTACATGGCACAGGAACTTGATTTAGGTTACGATATTTTTGATGCTATTATGAATGCTCGAGAAAAGCAAGCACAAAACCTAGCAAAGTTTTTAGTTACAACTGCACAGGAACACAACTTGCCCGTACTAATACATGGTGTTGCATACAAGCCAGATGTGCCATATCGAGACGGCAGTTATAGTTTACTTGTTGCACACTATTGCGAACAACATGGTATGTGGCCTATATTAGTAGATCCATATACACATCCGCAACGTGGTCCATTTAAGGCTGTTGTGCTACTAGCACACAATGCAAATATTACATACAAGTACATGAATGAACAAACTCAAGATTTATACTGTCTTTTAGAAGAAGGCAGTGTAATTGTAGATCCTTGGAGGCAATACGAAGATGACAGATATAAAGTCATCCATTACGGAAACACACGAAAACTGGCATAAAGGTCACATTGAACCTTTTTGGAGCAAAGTT